GTTGTTACTTCTTTGCTTGATTCTTGCCCAGCACCCATATTAGGAACATTATTAATGCTATCCCATGTAGGTCTTAAGGCATCTCCCATTAACTCACCTTTGCTAGGATAGTTACGGAAATAGTCTGCACCTTTTTCATCTTTGATTTTTTGTAGTTCTGCAATGAACTTAGCATTATGCTCTTCGCCGTAGCCATAGTCTTTGCTTTCGTCTTCTTCAACAACATAGTGCTCTTGCTCTTCATTGTTTAAAACTGCATCTTCTTCGCTAACTTGTCTGTCTACATCTGCTTCAGCTCTTTCTTCTGCTTGTTCTGATTGAAGTCTTCTTGGATCTTTTACATCATAACATAAAACTCTGTCATGGTCTATACCTAAATTGACTGCTAACCAAACTTCTAATATTCTACTATTGACAGGATAACCTACTACAACATCTGTACTGCAAACTTCAGAAACAAATTTAACTCCCTTAGTTCTTGAAAACTCAACTGGGTTTTCTGAAATTGGTTTACGTTTAAAATCTGCTACACTTACTACGTTGTATTTGCCTAATGCTTTTTCTATAACTGCTAAATGATCAGCATTACAGTCAGCGGCAATTTTAACGCGGTATGAATATTCTTTGTTTAAACTTTCTGCTAAAAAATCTTTAAATTGCATGGTTAAAATCTCCTGTTACATGTATTTATCATTCTTCCATAAAAAAAGGCACAATAAAATGTGCCTTTTTAAATTTGCTTAACTAAAAAATTATGCTACTGTTAAACCAGTACCTAAAGTTACAGTTGCGCCACTGAAGTCATAACTATTAACAGCGGATGTTCCGATTGCTCTTAGTTGTGCTTGTAATGAAGCCGCATCAAACTGACTTCCGTCAACGATTGCATGGATTTGTCCAGCATTTGCTGTTGGAATTACATACATTAAAGGTTGTATGTATTGCATTGCTCTTTCAACTGCTTCACCAGTTGCGTCATCTTCTGCTTGTAGATCTGCACCTGTGTCAACTAAAACTGCAACTAGGTTTGCTTTATTAACTAAAGTACCTGTTACAAATTCGGCTACACCTGCGCCGTTTCCTTTTGATTGTGCCATTTTATTCTCCTAAATGATTGCGTGGAAATACCACTATAAAACTATTTATCATTTTCTCCGAGTATCTTAAGTAAATCGTTGCGACTAAGTGCCGTTGCACTGAAGTCTGCATCGCCGCCCTTTGCTTTAACCCTCTGATCTAAATTTGCTTTCTTTAACATTAAGTCAACTTGTTTTAGTTTTCTAGATACTTTGCTGTCTTTGGCTTCAAGAGCAATTTTTAGCATGTTTGCCGCATTGTTAAACACACTACCTGCCGCCATATCTGTCATGTTCATACCAAGACTCATTAACTGTTCGTAACTTTCAACTGCCTGTACAGCAATGTTATCCATTTCTTTATCATGTTCTTCCATGCCTCTAACTTCTGCTAATGCATTGTTAATTTTTTCACTAACAGTTATTGCATCTTCGACAGTTTGTATATTTACGGGTTCATGTTCTACTTTTTCAGCCTCAATGGCTTCGTCCATAGGTGGTAAATTAAATTCTTCTTCTAGTTTTTTGGTCATACTACTATTTATATTATTTTTGTAGTGAGTTTAATATAAATGATTCGTGGAGGTTTAGAATTTTTTCTAAGAATGCTTTATGTTCCTCAGGGTAAAGATGATTGCCGCCCCTGTGTTTCATATCTGCTGGACTCGTAATCATTCTCTTTACGTCACCTAGATCTATAAACCTAACATGATCCGAATTGTTTAGTAGTAGTTGCGAATCTAATTCGTTATTTGTTGTATAAACATAAAGAATGTTTATTCCTCGCATTTTACACACATTTGATAGAAAATTTATGTATGCATATCGATCATAATATTTTTTATAAGTAGGTTGGTGTAAGAAATACTTAAAAGCATCAGGTGTGTGTCCTTTACTATCGTTAGAATGGACATTAAAAATCTCTTGGTCATTAAAAAAATCTGAATCATTGTATCCGCTGTCCGCAAAATAATAATCATCTGTTTCTCTAGTAGAATACATAATTCTAACGTTTGCTGTTATATAAAAAACTAAAAATTTTATGCCTTTATTTTTAGTTATGTGATCTATTGTCTTGGCTACAGTGGCATCTACACTTGCACCTGGCCATGCAATTTCTGTTCCTGTAATGTTTAATTTATCTATTAATAATTCTACAGCACTTACTCCATTAGCATATTTTTTGTTGCCTAACGGAGTACTAAATCTACCAAAACTGTCTCCGGCACATAAAAGCATCGGTACTACTTAACTCTCTTTTTAGTAATACGTTTCTTTGGATTACGTTTTTTCTTAGTTTGAAATATTTGATCTTCGTTAACTACTTTAAATCGTATGCCTTTGCGTTTGCACCATTCTTGTGCGGCTGTCCACTTGGCGGCATTTAATGCCACTTGCGTTTGATTCCTACTATTAGTTGCATTTTCCATTGTGGTTTGATTAGCAGGCTTTATTTCTATAAGTTCAACATGCTGAGCACCATTTTTATCAGTGTACTGTATCATAAAATCTGGAACATAGTTGTGGTACTTACCGTCTAGGGGACTTCTATAAGGTATTCTAACATTCTCACTTGCCCATTTATGTATGTTAGGATGTGCGTCGCACATTCTCATAAATGCTAACTCCCAACTACTTCGGTACACTGGTGGCTTGTCACCAACATACTTGGAACGGTTTTCCACAAGGTATTTGCCACTTGCAAACTTTTTACTGTTCATGGCTGAATTAAATTGTTAAGTCTGGTATTTTTAGAATTATTGATTGCAGTAGTGACACTAATTCTGTTGCCTGCTGGTCGAATATTATTCATTGCATCATAACTATCTTGAGTTAATGTTAATGCTTTATCAGGATCATCAAAATATGTTAGAGGATTGATACCTTCTGATTCTGCAACTTGTAATAATACAGTTGCCATTGTTTTTGCTTTTGGTTTTTGGAATCCTGCAACTATTAATTTTTGCATTACTTGATCAAGTAACTGTCCATCAATTGACTTATCAAAAGAAACATATCCTGCAAGGATATCTGAAGCCGCTTCTGGAAGAGGAAATGCTATTGTGCTATTTTCGAGATATGCATGTAGTGTTCCTTCACTGATTGAATATTTTACCTCGTTACCAAACGTTTCGTATAAACTAGAAGATGGCATTATGAAGGTGCTCCGTCACCATTATTAGGAGCAGTAGGGTCTATTTTATTATCTTCACCAACTGCTTCTGCAACTTCAGTACTTTCTTCTGTTGCGTTGTTTTCAGCAATAGCACTACCTATTGCTGTTGATATGTTATGAACTGCTGTACTAATAACTGCATCTTTAACATTCTGCCCTCTAAGTACTGCAGATAAGGCCGAATCTGCTATATCGCCTAAAATATCACTGCCAAATAACGAACTGTCTGCAGATGAACCTGCTAAGATTCCCTCTCCTATTTCGTTTGAGTATGTTCCTGAAGGTGATTCATTATCTGGTGCATTATTTGTTTCTGTGTCATCACCTGTTCCGGTGGCTGTTGCGTCTTCCTGAGTTCCGTTTGCGGAGCCGTCTGGATCAGTTTTTGGATCTGCTGGTGGTACTGGAGATGCATATGCTGGTTGTGAACTCCTGGCTTTACTGTCTTCTTCTGATCCTAAGTATCCTAGTGTTCTTTCGTTTGCTTTTTGTAGTACTAATGGCTTGGTTTCTTCACCACCTTCAAATAAATCGCCTGTAATTGCGCCTAGTTCTTCAAATCTGTCTACGTCTTCAGCCGCTAAATCAAAGTTTAGTTTATTATATACTGTAAATTTTTCATAATCAAATGTCATTGTAAATTCTTGCACATCACTTGAGGAATAATCTATACTACCTGGTTTGAATTCTGACATCATTGGATTTATAATACTATATTGGACACCTTTGTTTCCGTGGTACAATACATAATCAATGCGTTCAAAAAATTGTGCAGAAGCATTTAAGTTATAACCAGCGGCATTAGAATCAAACTGGCTGTTGTTACTGGTAGTACCATATGACGAATTAATGTTTTCTACTCCGCCTTCTCTGATATTTCCGGCGGCTATGTCTCTGTCATCAGTTTTTTGATTATTACGAGGATCCATAAAATGATATGAAAAATATTTCATTAATGTAGTAATCCATTCATTACCTACAGTATCAAAGACTGTCATACTCACAGGATTATATGTAACACCTGTGTTTACAATTCTTTTTTTGTTATATGCATTTTTAGTTTCAGTTTGGAATACAACAGAAGGTAAATCAGCAGTTCTAACTAAACTACTGATTTGTGTTCTAAATTCATTGGTTGATTGGTCGCCATAAAGAGTAGCATAAAGCTCACGGTTAAGTATAAAATTTACATAACCCTCAAACTTTTGTCTTGGCGGATTAACACCGGGCGTTAATCTTGCGGCATTCCTAAAATCTCTAAGTAGAAATTTCTGATCGCCACTGTATTTTCCTAAAAAGTCTAAAGCCATCTGCTAACTCCTAGCATGGCTAGTCTTACGCTCTGTTAGTACTAACTGAACCTGCTGTTGGAGCCGGACTTAATGGTGAAGAATCTGTATCATATTGTGTTGCGTTATCATACTTGATAGTCATTACGATCTGAACAGGATCTGTTGCAGAATAGTCTTGATCACCATAGTTAACATTAGTAAGGAAACATCCTTCTAATACCCAATACTCAGTTGCTTCTGTTGAACTACCATCTAGTACTTCAATTGCTGTTTGGAATTTGTAATCTGAACCAGCACTTGGTGTTGTTTGTTGGAAATGGTTAAATTGTCTTTGCAACTGTCTACCGATTGCCTTAGAAGTACCATTAGTCATGTCGTCCCTTACAGTTACAGTAATTGGGTCCCAGGTATGTTTACCTTGGATATATACTCTTGAGTTGTAAGAATCAATTGTAACTTCTTCGTGAGTTAATTTTGGTCTTTCTACTGATTGTACGTTTTGAGTAATAACTAAGTTATCACCTGCAACTGCACCACCAAAGCCTTCAAAGAATGTTACTCTAAATCGATACTTTAGTTTTGGCATTAATATGCCAGTTCCGGTAGTACTGTCACCAGTTGGTACTCCGAATTTATTTAATGTTGGTATAGCCTCTAATGCCATTGTATTTCTCCTACGTTAATAAAATAATAACGATAATCGTTTATATGCAAATATTTATCACTTTTGGCTCAAATATATTAAAGTATGTTATTATAATCACAAAAAAAGGCGCCTAATGACGCCTTTTAGTGTTAAGTTTAACTTATGCAGTCGAACCAAGAGTGTTTTGTACTCTGATCGGAATGTAAATAAACTCAATTGCTTTGATAGGCTGTATAGCAATATCAATGTGCAATTCGTTTCTGTCAATCCTTTCTGCGGTGTTATTTGTTGTGTCACAAACTGTAACAAAGTCAAATAAACCTCTTTGAGTAACAAGGTTTGCTAAGAATCTATCTACGATTGCTTTAGCGTCTGCTCTTGTAGAAGCATCGTTTGGTTCAAACAAGAATGGCTTAACTAAATCATCAAGTCTTTCTCTTATGTAAACAACTAAACGTGCAACGTTAACTCTGTCTAACGCACTTGATGTAGGACTTAAAGTCTTTTGTCCAAATACGTTAATGCCTCTTCCTGGGAAGTTAGCAATTGGGTTAACTTTGTTGCTGTATAGACTGTCTCTTTGACCTTCATTCAATGCAACTGCTTTAAATTCACCTGTTGCTCTATCTAAGTAACCAGTTGAAGTAGCATTACTAACGATACCTCTTTGGAAACCTGCTGGAGCAAACCAAGGGAAAGCAACCTGGTCGTTATAGGCCAGTGTTCTCAATGCAATTGAACTTGAAGGAACAACAATGTTGGTTCCGTCTAAGTTTGTTGACATACCATGTGGGTAGTAAACAGCCGCGTATGCTGATCCACTTACTAATCCATCTTCGCCGTTTGCTGTAGCAACTGCTGTGTTAGTTGCCCATGCTTGAGTTGAAGTAGAATCACTTGCTAATCCTAAAGGAGCGTCTGCAATAACAAATGCTGTTTCTTTACGATCAGTGTTTAGTGTAATCATTTCATCTAACGTTTCTGCATAACCTGGAGTTGCTATTAGATTATATCTATTAGTTTCATTTCTGATATCCTGGTTACTTGCTAATGCTGATTGTAATGCTGTAACAACTGCACCTCTTTGTGCTTTTCTAAGCAATTTAGGAGCACCACTGGCAAAGTTGCCGCTGTAGTCTTCCCATCTTGCGTTAGTTGTTGAATACTTCTTAATATTACCACCTGACAAACGTTTGTTCCAACCTAATATTCCCAAAGGATATATTGAAGGATTAGGACAATCACTGTCCATAGCAACGCCGGCGCCTTGTGTAATAGCACTTCTCATGTCTGCAAATATAATTCCATCTGCTGATATTTGATCTGTATTATCAATTAATACCCATCTGCTACCTGCCGCTAATGCTGAATTGTACTTGTAAATCTTAGGATAGTTTTCTAAGTCTGCACTACTAACCCATAAGTCACCAGTTACAAGTGAACCTTTGTCACTTTGTACTGTTGGCTCTGATGCCGCAATGTTTACGTCGAATGGATATGAATTCCACTTACTGTCTGCACCTTTAAAGACAAAGTCAATATTAGTATTGTCAAGTAAGTTATCGTACCATAAAGTACCATCTGCTAATGTTCCTGTTGGAGCAGAAGATGAAGATATGAATGTTAAATCTTCCCAGTTACTATTTTTCTCTAGTAGATTTAGGTCTGCGGCGTTAAAGCCTGAAACATCTCCAGCAACAATATTAATGTCTGTACCAGCACTATTAACTAGTGAGATCTTACCGGAAACATTTGAACATGTAATTGATCCTGCCTGTGTATTAACTTGGTTTGCTGAACTCAATGCTGAGTTAATTGCTTGAACCATGTCATCAACACTTAGTTTGCCGTTTGAATCACTATCAAAGTTATGGAATGTTACATTAACATATCCACTTGCACCGTTAACAGCAAATCTGTCATTGATGTCAAGTTTGATTGCAGTAGTACCACTAGTATGACCAGTTGTAACAATAACGTCATCGGCTATAGCCGCTGAACTTGAAATACTTAATGTACTTGCACCGTTATGTCTTTTTAGTTTAACAGTTGCATCTTCTGATGAATATTTAAACCAAAGATCACCTAAACTTGCAGTACCGTAATCAGCGTATGCTTCTGCAGATGTTTGTCTGTATGATGCTAACTGATTAGTCCATGCTGATGTAGTAGAGTTGTAAAGTTTTAAACCAACTACTGAACCATTGTTCAATGTGTTAGTTTGTAAGTATAGATCGCCTGCCGCTAATGCACCACCACCGCTTCTTGTTGAAGGAACGTTAGTGTGTCTAGCGATTTGGAAGTCACCGCTTGATGCTGAGTCCCAACCTGTAGTACCAATCTGATACCATGCACCTGAAATCTTTTCAAATAGTTTGATATCTGACATTGTTGCGCCAGTGTCTTGAAAGTAAACAACTGCATAGTTACCGTCTACACCAATAGATGCTTTAGGTGCCGGTGAGGCTCCTGTAGTAACTTGGTCTTTAGATGGTGATAATGTTGGTTTAATATCCCAACCAGTTCCGCTCCATTCTTTGAGACCCCAAGTTGTTGCACTTGTGTCTAACCAGTATGAACCGTTTGCCGGTGCCGCTGATGGAGCCGATGTAGAACCTGTAAGTTCTGACAAGTCGATGTCAGCTCTAAGGACGTATGCTCTGTTGGCAATTCCTAAGAAACTGTAAGCCGCTTGTAAGCCGTACTCGTTAAGTTCGTCTCCGTGTAAAGGTGTTGCCCCACTTTTTCTAAAGTTAGGGTTACCGTAATTTGTAAGTAACTCTCGTTGGCTATTGATCAAATACACATTACCAGCAGTTGCTGATGTTGTGTAACTTGCAGTTGATGAACCGTCTGGTGCGGTTTTGTCTTCTGCTGTAGCAATAACAATAAGAGGTACAGTTCCAGTGCCAGCCGCCGCGTAAAAACTTTCGTCTGTTACGGTAATGCTAACTCCTGGTGAGGTTAATGTAGCCATATTGTTCTCCCATTTATATATAATTTGTTATGGATACATGTATTTATCCAAAAGACGGTATTATGCGGTATTATAGAATATTGGGTAACAAGGTTTTGGGGGTTTTAGATAAATATACCTTCACACAATTTTTAGTGCTGTAGGCGGGTTTTTGACGTCTATGTCTGCTCTTATTTCAGCAACTTGCTGTATTAACTCGTCTAACGTGCCATTATTTTTAATAATATAATCTACGGGATGGCCTACCCAATTCCATTCACTTTCATGAACTTCGTTATAACGTGTTTGCATTATTTTTCTATTAACAGCATTTGTTTGAGATGTTTTTGCAACATCATACCAACTGGGTAGTTCTCCACGTTGTACCCAAATAACAAAGCCATTCATAGATTTTATTAATGATAATTCGTTTTGAAATCTAGCATCACTTATAACAACACAAGGATCTGTTTGATGCCTTATTCTCAATCTATATTCTAAACTGTTTAGCCAAATATCTTCATGAAAGTGATTTCTAAGTACTTCTGTTCCCATTAGTTGTAGTGCTAATCTAGGAGTAAAGTTATCAATATTAAGTTTTTTAGTCCAATAGAGGTCTGGGGTCTCTCTAAAGTCTCTGCTTTCAATAGTATCACCTTGGAGTAAATGTCTTTCCCAACCAAATATAGTTGAGCATAAGTCTTTGAGGGGAGCGGCAAAACTGTCCTGTACACAGCCATGATTGTCAACAAACATGTTTGCTACTGTGTCTTTACCTGATCCTATAAACCCTACTAGTCCAATAATATTCATAAATTACCTGTATGTGCGAAAAATACTTATCATCAGATGTAAGTAAATTCAATGGAAAAAAGAACCTAGCCTATTACGAATCCTAACGGCAAGTTACCTTCTTCCATATTGTGTACTGACTGTATAAGCATTTCCATATCTGCTTGGGCTTCTTGTTTCATTGCTTCTCCATTAAGAACAATGTTTCCACCTGCTCCTGGGATACCGCCCATATACTTACTTCTTGCTTCACCAAGTATAAGTTTAGACTGAGCTAATGCAAAGTCACCTAACCATTTACCTGCATAGATATCACCTAGTAATAAACTTTCTGGTATAAAGTTATAAACTCCAACTGCTACTTCTTCGTCAGTAGAAACATTTCTTAATATCTTAAGTTGCTTGGTATTTCTATTCCAGAGGAAATTGTATTCACTTCCGAATATTCTACCTATTGTTTCTTTGTATTGTGAGAATGCATCAAACGTTGCTAAGCCACCTATCTGGCCTGCATTTAAAAGATACATATTGTTGAATGCAACATCAAACGGATCAAAGTTTGAACCAGTGCCCGAATTACTACCAACACCTCTACGGTAAAGTCTTCTAACTTCCATGACTTCATCTGGTAATGTGTATTCTGTTACACCTATTTGCGTTTGAATAAAGATAACACTTTCTTCAACCGCCCCTGCACTTAGTTGTCTATACTTTTTCATAGCAGAATCTATTGCTACATCGTAGTGATCTCTGTCGAGCTCTACATCAACAATGTCGTCTGCTAACCTAAGTTGCATCTCTCTTACGAGATCTTCTCTGCTGTTATATCCTATTTGATTCTCTGGCATAACACTATTTATCACAATTTAGTTGGTTATTACGGACAATGCTGGCTAAAACGTCTTTAATATAATGGTGTGCTCGTTGAATCTACCATTCATTTTGGTATCTGTTGTCTTGATTGCTTCAAAACTATTCTTACAAGCAGTTTTGGCGCCTTCAAAGGATTTTAGTTGTTCTTTAGGCTTACGGAGTGTTTTTTGTACACTTGACTCTTCGCAGAAGCCTTGTAGTGTAGTGCCTTTAACATTAAGCCCTGAGCCTTCTCTTCGTAAGTTTTTAGGATCTGGGTCTTTTGCTTTGTACACACCTATCTTTCTAGTCTTAACATTGTATACCCAACATTCACTTGCATAAACAATGTCTGTAGGTGGTACACTTGCTACACCTAATTCTGGGTCGTTTACCTTAAACTTTAGTTTTGTTACTATCTTCTCTTTAGACTTAGCCTTAGGCTTACGAGCTTTGCGTGTAGTCGCTTTTGTTTGTACTATGGTATCACAAGCAGTATTAATCATTTCAAAGTACTGTAAGTAGTCTTTACGTTGCTTTAACGTAAAGTTACTATATGCTTCTTTAATTTGTTCGTCTT